AAATATTTGAAATTGAGCAAAAATATAGAAGGCTAAGAGCAGAATCACATCAAAGGCATTACGAGGAAGTTTACGGAAAAGATGCAAAAGCAGCAGAGGAAAGTAGCGCAGAAATCAATAAAATAAATATAGATGGTCAAGTAGCTGCATTTGAAAATGAAGCAAGGAAAAGAAAAGAATATCAAGAGAAAAAAGAAAGAGAGGAAAAAGAGGCAGCAGAAAAATTACAAAAAGATTTATTACAAAGTTATGAAGACTATTTAAAACGTAGAGAATTTGCTCGTAAAAATAGCGAGGGAATATATATAGATGACATAAGAAAATTTGAACAAGAAGATGCAAACGAAAGGGATAAAAAAAGAAATGATGAAATAGATAAAAATGTAATATGGCAAAATAAGTCTTTAGCTACTATTAAACAAACTGGAGTTCAAATATTAGCAATAGATCAAGCAAATTCAGACGCAAAGAAAAAAATGGCTGAGGAGGAAAGGAATTTAAGAGTTAATGCAGCTTACGATATTGCAGATGCTGCAATGTCTTTAGGATCAATAATTGGTGAGCAAACAAAAGCAGGAAAGGCTTTAGGAATTGCAAGTGCTTTGATTAATACTTATACGGGAGCTTCTGAGGTTATTAGAGCAAGATCAACATTGCCAGAGCCATTTGGTACTATTCAAAAGATTGCGTCTGTTGCTGCTATAATAGCAACGGGTATGCGTGCGGTTAAATCAATAACTGCCGTTCAAGTTCCTGGCGGTGGCGGTGGCGGTGGTGCTTCTGTTCCTTCAATATCAACACAAGCACCTATTTTGCCACAATTACCAAGTGCGCAAATGACACAATTAAATCAACAATCAATTAATGATTTAGGCAATCAGGCAGTTAGGGCATACGTTATTGAGACAGATGTTACAGGCAATCAACAAAGAATGGCAGCCATAAGACAAAGAGCAAGATTTAGTTAAACGATAAATATTCACAAATAAACTATTTAAAGATATGAATACAGAGATACCTATTTATATGTTGGACATTACAGATAGCATAGAAGATGATTCACAAGTTGATTTCATTGCATTAGTTGATCGTCCTGCAATACAAAAGAATTGGAACGCATTTAATAAAACCCAAAAATTTGAGGTAACAAATGAAGATCGCCGTATTATTTCGGGTGCTATTATGTTGGCTGATACGCCTATTTTCCGCAGCGATGCTACTTATGGGGATTACTATGTTGCTTTTAGTTCGGACACTATTCTTAAGATTGTACAGAAGTTTTTTAAAAAAGGCTTCCAAAGCAATGTGAATTTAATGCACGATTCTAAGCAACAATTTGAGGGGGTTACCTTATTTGAAAGTTTTATATCTGATCCTTCTCGTGGCATTATGCCAATGAAAGGCTTTGAAGATGCGCCTGTTGGCAGTTGGTTTGGGTCTATGATCGTGGATAATGACGAGGCGTGGGCTAAGGTTAAAAGCGGACAAATAATGGGATTCAGCGTAGAGGGTTTATTTACCTACAAACCGAAGGAAGTGAACAAGGTTGCGTCTATGGTAGATGCAATCCAAAAAATATTATCACAAGTTAAGTGATAAACTATTTATTTTTTAACTATATAATAAAAAAAGTATGAACGCACAGGAAGCAATTTTAAAAATTAAGGCTTTGTTTGAGGACAACGCTGCGCCTGTTAAAGAAGATGAAGCCGATATGACTAAGGTTGAGGAAACTAAAGTTGAGATGGCAGAATATTCTTTAATGGACGGAACTAAGGTTGAGATTTCAGCTTTAGAGGTTGGCGGTTTAGTAACTATTGAAGGGCAACCAGCACCAGCAGGAGGTCATGAATTAATGGACGGCACAGAAATTACCTTAGATGAGAACGGAAAAATTACCGAAATCGAAACTAAAGTAGTGGAAGCAAGTCCAGAAGTTGACACAGAAGTTGAGGCAGGAGCAGATTACAAAGATAAAAAGATGCAGGAAATGGCTGAACAATTTGAGGCAAAGATTGCTGAATTGATTGATGCTAAAAATGTATCTGACGCAAAAGTTTTGGATTTAGAGAATAAGGTTAAGCAAGGATTTGCACAAGTAGCTGAATTAATTGAAGCACTTTCAAATACGCCAAGTGAAGACCCTATTAAAAAACCAAATAGCTTTAATGAGTTTGTAAACACAAAGGGCATTAAGGAACAAAGATTAGAAAAATATAGAAACGCAATTTTAAACAAATAAAAATTAATAACAATGGCATTTGACGTATCAACATTAGCCGCTTACACAGAGCAAAACGAAGCCTTATTGGTAACTGATTCTGTATTAGGTGCAAAGACCGCAGCTTTAATTAAAAGCGCAGGTAACGTTATGGTAGGCGTAAAGTCTGCTGAAACAATCAACATTATGGACACAGACGCAATCTTCCAAGCAGGTGGATCTTGCGGATTTACTGCATCTGGTTCTACAACTTTTACTCAAAGAACAGTAACAGTTGGAAAAATTAAAGTAAACGAATCTCTTTGTCCTAAAGACTTAGAAGCTAAGTACTTACAAAAAGCATTACCAACAGGATCAATGTATGATTCTATTCCTTTTGAGCAAGAGTTTGCAGATAAGAAAGCAAAAACAATCGCTTCTCAATTAGAAACTGCGTTATGGCAGGGCGATACAACATCTGGCAATGCGAATCTATCTAAATTTGACGGGCTTGTTAAGTTAATCGGAGCTGCTTCTGGAGTTGTAGCTGCAAACGTTTCTACTTACATTTCAGGTGCTCCTTTAAGCACAATTACTGCTGGGAATGTTATCAGCATTTTTGATGGTGTATATCAAGCAATCCCTGCACAAGTTGTAGCTGCTGACGATATGGCTATCTTCTGTGGTCAAGACGTATTTAGAACTTATACAGTTGCATTAAAGAACGCAAATCAGTTCCATTATTCAATTGATGTGAAAGCTGATAGCGAGTTTGTATTACCTGGTACTCCAATTAAAGTAATTGCTTTACAAGGTTTAAACGGAACTAACAAGGTTTACGCAATGCGTTTATCTAACTTGTTCTTAGGAACAGATTTGTTGAACGAGGAGGAAAAATTTGAAATCTTCTATGCAAAAGAAGCTGATCAAGTTCGTTTCGTATCTGAATTCAAAATGGGTGTAAACGTAGCGTTCCCAGACGAGATCGTTAAGTTTATCTTAGCATAAATTATTGGGGGGTTCAATCGCCCCCCATTTTTAATAAAATTTTAAATTTAATATTATGCCGTGTGCATTAACATCAGGATACACTTTAGACTGCCGAGATAGCTTAGGCGGTGTTACGGAAGTGTATTTCATAGAAGCAGCTAACGTAACTGCTACAACCGAAGCGAGTGGTGTAATTACCGCATTAACAAAGGCATCAGGTAAGAAGTTCTATAAATACGAGCAAGTAAAAGATACATCAATGATGAATCAAACTATTACTGCAAACGTACAAAATGGAACAGTATTTTATGCACAGGAATTAATGGTTGTATTAAATAAATTACAAACCGCTACAAGAAACGAAATTTTATTGCTTGCTCAAAATACTTTGATTGCAGTAGTAAAGGATTCAAACGGCGTATATTGGTATCTTGGTAAATCAAGAGGATTAGATTTAACTGCTGGTACTGCTGGAACAGGAACTGCACAAGGGGATAGAAGCGGATTCGCTTTAACCTTTACAGGATCAGAAGCAGAATTAGCTCCAAGCGTTGCACAAGCAGTTTATTCTGTATTGACAACCGCAGGCGCATAAGTTTTTTCATAGGTTTATAGGTTTGCCGCCGTTCCTTTATTGGTTCGGCGGTTTTTTTATGTCACAATTTTATATAAATAAGTGACAAAGTAAAGGCAAAAATTTACAAATTAGGCTTATTTGTCTACTATATGCAACAAATTAGCTTTTTAGCTATATAGTTATATGATTAGGTTAACAAAAGGACAAACCCAAAACATAATTTTGACTTTAACTGAAAAGCAATTATTGACTAATCCAAATTATTTGTTTGTATTTACTAATAGAAGTGCAAATACAGAGGTTAAATTTGTTAGGTTAAATAACACAGACATAAGCCAATACAAGGACAGGTACAATGAGTTTAGTATTGTTACAAATACTAATTTTAGTACTGCCTTAAATGGTCAATATAATTACGATATATACGAACAGACAAGTACGTCTAATCTAAATCCTGCTGGTTTAAATTTATTAGAATCAGGCATTATGGAGTTAGTCGGAACGCCTTTCAATTTCACGGAATATACTACAACGGACACTTATAAAATAAGACAATAATGGATTTAAGAGTACTAACATTTGCGGAAGCCAAGCAGCCTGAATTTAAAGAAAAGAAAGGCGAAGGGTACATTCAGTATGGCGATCGCAACGATTACCCGAATTACTTAGTTGAACTTTTTAATAAGTCAGCTAAACATAATGCCATTGTAAAAAGCAAGGTGCATTATATTACTGCAAATGGTTGGTCAGGAAGCGAGGAAGCACAGCCTTTTATTGAGAAAGTCAATAGAATGGAGAGCCTTGAAGATTTAACAAGAAAGGTATCTTTAGATGCCGAGTTATTTGGGGGTTATTATTTGGAAATCATTTGGTCAGTTACAGGTCAGTTAAGCGAAATCTGGCATTGTGATTATACTAAGATTCGTACTAATAAAGACAACACACAATTTTGGTATAAAGAAGATTGGGCAGATAGGAATGAAAAGGCGGAGGTTTACCCTGCTTTTAATCCTGCTAATCCATACGGCAAGCACATTCTTTACATAAAAGAATACCGCCCAAATATGGGTTACTATTCTTTGCCAGGTTATTTTGGTGCGCTTAATTACATAGAATCAGATATTGAAATATCAAAGCACGTTTTAGGTAATGCACAGACAGGGTTTTCTGCAAGTAAACTTATTACCCTACCTAATGGCGAGCCTTCGGATGACGAGAAGCGCAATATTGAAAAACGCTTTACAAATAGATTTAGCGGATCAGATGGCAAGAAGTTTATTTTAGCTTTCGTAAATGATAGTGCAAGAAAGCCTATCATTGATGATCTTGGAACTTCTGATATTACAAAAGAGGACTTTGGTCGTGTAGATTCTTTGATTCAAACTAATATATTTTCAGGGCATCAAATTACTACGCCATCAATCTTTGGTATTGCAGAGGCTGGTAAGTTAGGCAGCCGTTCAGAAATGAGAGACGGCTATGAAATCTTTAAAAATACTTACGTTAATAGTAAGCAGATGCATCTTGAAAGTGTATTCAATATGCTATTTAAGTACAGAGGTATTGAGGATGCTGATTTAAAAATTATACCTACGGAAGCAATTGGTATTGAGTTGACAGAGAATGGTTTATTACAAATTATGTCTAAAGATGAACTTAGAGATAAAGTTGGATTGATGGCACTTGAAGAAAAAACATCAGCAACAAATCAAGACGTTATTAATGCAATAAATAACTTATCGCCTTTAGTTGCAAATAAAGTATTGAATCAATTAACACCAAACGAGCTTAGAGCATTAGTTGCTTTACAACCAAAAGAAGGTGGCGAAGATATACAAGTAGCACAACCAGAAGCATTTTCAGACGATTTCAGCGTGTTTTATGAGTTTGGAGATGCAAAGGATAACTATAATATTTGGAAGTCTAAAACACGCTTTAATGACGATTCTGAATATCAGCTATTTGCAGAGGTAAATCAATTACAAGCGAATGTGCTTGATTTGATGGCTAAGGATAAAAGAATAACGCCAGAAGTTTTGGCGACTACATTAGATCAAAGCGTTGATACTATCAATGAAGTTATTAAAAAATTGATTGTTGATGGGCATATTGAACCAAAGCAATACACAATAGGTAAGGGGATTGATGAGAATGTGATTACAGAGCATACTTTGACAGAGCCATTAAAGAATATTTTAGAAAAGATTAAACCACAGACAACGGAGTTGCTGATAAGATATTCCTATGAATGGAAATCAGGATTTAGCAAATCAGATATAGATACAAGCCGTCCTTTTTGTGTTGCTTTATTAGACGCAAATAAGGTTTATAGCCGTAGCGAAATAGAGTTAATGAGTGCAAGATTAGGTTATTCAGTATGGGATCGTAAAGGCGGTTGGTACACAGAATCAAGCGGCAAACATAGCCCAGAGTGCAGACATCAATGGGTTTCAAACATAGTAACAAGAAAAAAATAATGAGCAAGAATACTTTATTTATATCAGTTCAGTCAATTAAGGACAGAACAGGATTGCACGCAAACGTAGATGAAAAATTAGTATTGCCTGAAATTAAGACGGCGCAAGATATGTATATTTTGCCTGCATTGGGATCAGCACTTTACAATGAATTACAAACGGCGGTCGATAGCAATACATACACAAATTTACAAACTACTTTATTAGACGATTACATAGTAGATACATTGATTTATTTTGTAATGTCTGAATTACCACAGGGCTTGTCATTTCAGTTTTATAACAAAGGGCTTTTAAGAAAGTCAGGCGAGAATCAGGAAAACCCTTCAATGCAGGATATGATTGATGTGGCTAATAGATACAAAGCCAGAGCAGAATTTTACAAGCAAAGGTTAATTAAATACCTAAAACAAAACAATGCTTTATATCCTAACTATCTAAACTTTGGTAGCGGCATTGATTCAATCAAGCCTGATAATGAAGGTTACACAGTTTCAATGTACTTAGGGGATGCTTGTTGCAATGATGATGATTACGAGGGCAAACGTAAAAGAACTTTTGAGGAAAGGTATCAGGGTAATATTGGATGCTGCTAATATGAGTAAACAAGTAACTATAAAAAACCAAAATAAGCTAAAAGTTTATTTGGAAAAAGCAAAAAAGAATGACATTAAACCAAATAGTCAACGAACTGACAAAGATAGGAAACGACCACGAACAAATTAATTTTGTTTACTTTGGGGATGTCTGGGAACGTTTAAGCAATGGCGAGGTTACTTATCCTGCTATGTTTTTTACGTTAACAGGTGCTACAATAGGAGCTAAAGAAATAGACTATAATTTTAGTTTTTACTTTATGGATAGGATGCTATCAGAGGAAACTAATGAAACGGAAGTTTTATCAGATCAAACATTGGTAGCACAAGATTTTGTTGCGCAATTAAGATACCCAATTGATTATGGGGTAGTTACTTGGACTTGCGGGGATAGTATTCCAATGACTTATTTTACGGAATCTGATCCTGATTTTTTAGCAGGTGTCAAGTGTGATATTACTTTGAATTTACCATTTATAAACAACAGGTGCCAAGTGCCTACAAATTATACTTATTAATGGAATCAAAAAAAATTAATCAGTTAGCGACAAGCGTTTCGCCACAAACTTCTGATTTAACAATTATAGGCGATCCGATTACAGGGGTAAGTAAAAAGATTACGTTATTACAAATAGCTAATTTATTTGCTACAACAGGTACAGTTACAAGCGTTGCGGTTACAGAAACAGGCGACGCTTTAACAATAACAGGCAGTCCAATTACAAGTGCGGGAACGATTAATATAGGATTTGCAGGGGATGCTACTCAATACGTTAGAGGGGATGGCGCATTGGCAGATTTTCCTACATCAACAGGTGGCGGAAGTTCGGTTTCTTATTATCTTAATTCAAGTGTTTCACAAGGTACTATTGGCGGTGTTGCTTATAGAGAATTTAGTAAAGACCCTATTGCAGGTGCAGGGACAGATATTACGGCTTCAACTAATGGATACATAGCAAGTTACTTAACTGATGCTAATGACCCTGCTTTATTAGAAGTACCTGCAGGAAATTTTAATTGTGAGTTTTATTTTAGTGTAAATTCTAATGCTCATAATCCTTATGTATATGCAGAGGTTTATAAGTATGACGGCACTACTTTTACTTTAATAGGAAGTAGCCAAAGCGTACCTGAATATTTAACAAACGGTACAACTTTAAGTCCTTATTATTTTGCTATCCCTGTTACTCAAACTACTTTAGCAATAACTGATAGAATAGCAATTAGAATATATGTTAACGTGGATACAAGAGTAGTTACTTTACACACAGAGAACAATCATTTGTGTCAAGTAGTTACAACCTTTTCTAAAGGATTAACTTCGTTAAATAACTTAACAAGACAAGTACAATTTTTAGCAACAGGAACAAGTGGAACTGACTTTAACATCTCAAGTTCAACGGCTACGCATACTTTTAACCTACCTATTGCTTCGGCTACAAATACAGGTAAGTTAAGTTCAACAGATTGGAGTACGTTCAATAACAAACAAGCTGCATTATCATTTACTGCTCCTTTAGTTAACACAAGCAATACAATATCAATACCTGCTGCTACAAGTTTAGTTGATGGTTATTTAGATAACTTAGATTGGACTAATTTTAATACTGCTTATAACAATATGATTGTTTCAGCAGCGGTTACAGGAACAACTACAAAGACTTTAACTTTAACGCAACAAGATGCAGGTACTATTACTGCTTCTTGGACAGATGACAATACGGATGCGGTTACAAGTGTATTTGGTAGAACAGGTGCGGTTGTGGCAGCAAGTGGCGATTACAATACAAGTCAAGTAACTGAGAATACAAACCTTTACTTTACGGATGCAAGGGCAAGAGCAGCTTTAAGTTTTACGGCTGGTAGTGGTGCTTACAATAGCACAACAGGGGTAATCACAATTCCTACTGACAATAATCAAATAGCAAATGGTGCAGGATATATTACAAGTTCTGCTTTAAGCGCTTATTTACCTTTAACAGGCGGTACGCTTACCGGTGCTTTAAGTGGTACAAGTGCTACGTTTACTAATACATCAACATTTAGAGCAACGGGTAATGCTTATACAAATGGCTCTATAATTTTACAAAGTTCATCTGCAGCTACAAGTACTTATCTTACTAATGTTAATGGTATATTTTATTTATCTAACAATGGCAGTACTGACCATCTTACAATAGCTTCTACCGGTGCTGCTACATTTTTAAGTAGTGTAACGGCATCTTCATTAATTAAAACAGGTGGTACATCAAGTCAATTCTTAAAAGCAGATGGTTCAGTTGATTCAAGCACATACTTAACAACAAGTGCAGCAGCAAGTACATATCTACCTTTAGCAGGTGGTACAATGACAGGTCAAATTGTACTTAAAGAGTCATCAAGTAGTACTGATTTTACAAAAGGTTTAAGATTTCCTGATAACCCATTTGGAGGAAGTGGTGATATTGCAGGGTTAAGATTATATAATTCGTTTTCTGAAAATATGGTTTTAGAATTATATACAGGTAATGATGGTGCTGGTGATGTAATTAATTTTGCAACAGGTATAGGAGGAACTGCTAACAATGATTCGGTTACAATTAATGGGAATAAAATTTGGAACGTAGGTAATTTGTCATCTCCTCAATCTGCTATAACATTAACAACAACAGGTACAAGTGGTGCTGCTACTTTTGCAAGTAATACATTAAATATTCCGCAATATCAAGCTGCTCTAACAAATCCAATTACAGGAACAGGAACAAGGACTATAAATTATTTACCTTTATTTAGTGGTTCAACAAATAGCATAGAAAATAGTTCTGTATATGAAGTATTTTCACCTGAAGAAAATATAGGTGTATATGTTGCTAATACATTAAAAGTACAAAATGCACTTGTTGTTACAGGTAATATTAATGCTGCTGCTGCTACGCTTACAGGTGCTTTAAGTGGTACAAGTGCTACATTCTCAAGTAGTGTAAAAATTACAAATGGTTCGGCACCTACAACTGGTGACGGAATGGAATTATGGTATAATGGCACAAGTAGTTTAATAGGTTCTTATGATAGAAGTACATCAACATTTAAACAATTATACTTATATGGTTCAAATACAATATTTGAAAATGGCGGTACCGAACGAATGAGAATCACATCGGGGGGTTTTATTAAGGCAAGTAATAAC